CAGGTAGACGAGTACCCGAACGAACATACGTTAGATCGTATTAGTGCGTGTTTCACCTAAGCGCGCGCAGATCGGTCTGCGTATGGACAAGTAGGATCTCACCCCACCAGCAGTCCCAGATGGGCTGCTTCTAGAGTGTTCTCTAGGTTGGGGAGAGTAGGAAGTGATTCCTACTGAAATCCTAACCTCTACCCTACCCGGGTAGAAGGAGAGAACATGTGGGGCGAACGGGCGACCGTTCGCCTCAGTCCGTCCCTAAGTTACAAGCTAAGCATAGTAACTATAAGGTTCCTCTTGGTTAAACCGGAGAGGGTTAGGTCTTGACTCGTAGTCAAGTAGCCTCGACGTAAAGAGGTGCCTACCCCCGACCGGAGGCCGAGAGCAGCGGGATCGCCCGTTGAGCCGATACTCGCGAGAGTCGGCGTAGCCGAAATTGGTAGTTGCGGCTGCCGGGGACGACACCGAGAGGTCGACGCTAGAAGCATCGGATCCTCATCTGGTGACTACCGTCGTCTTGGAGTAAAAGTGTCTCTGCGCGAGTTCCTAGTAGTGATACTAGGGGAATGATGCCCTCCTCACGTCGTGAGGACCTCCCAAAGGTCAGGATCACGCGGATCCTGGGGAGCCCATCAGAAAACCAAGAGTAATCTTGGGGGGCTTGCGTATGCATGATATTGCCGAGACCAACGGTAAGGAGCACCCGCTCCTAGGCTGCTAAGCCGACCTGCGGCCCACCTCGCCCAGGCGAGACTGGGGAACCGAAGGGATAACGGGTCCTACTATGCTTTAAAACATAATAAGACATGCTCAACATCAGACACCTTTACGGGCGTTTGGTGCCAAGCGCGCTATCCTGGTCCTTCTGTGTAAAATCAGAAGTAAAACTAGCGTCACTGCTCTTACGAGCGGTGCCGTTAGTCTTTGGGCAACTGTCGGCCTCGTTGGTAAAGGTAGTATGGGGATATGCCAAGACCGTAAGACGTATCTTACGTGGATCCGGGACCCGAGGGTTGGCCATTTACTTGAAAGCTTGCTACCTTGTTACCCAACAGGTGGCGGGTGGACAGGTGGTGGAAAGCCCTTGGGCTCTTGGAGGCAATGTCGCGAGGACTCGTAAGGGTCTCCCGCGGATCATCAACCCGCAGCATCGAACGTTGATCCTTAAGGGGGACATATCGATCATTCGGCTTTGGCTAACTCTCTTTGGGCTCTACCGCGTGGTGGAGTTCAAGGGAGCGCTGAAGCTCAGGACGATAACTAATCCGGGGGTCGACCTATCGGCGTTTATGGGTCGGTGGGAAGCGTGGGTTCCTTGCTT